GGTGCAGAAGGTAAGATTGCTTACTACGTACAGGGTGGTCCTTCATTGAACCATGCTGAGTCTACTGACGATACAGAGACAGAAATCTCTGGTAAGTTCGGTGGTTCTTATGCTGTTAGCCAAGATCTTGCTGCTTATGGCGAAATCTCTGGTGCTACTGATGGAGAAGACTCTGATGGCGACACAGTTCGTAACTGGGGTGCTAAAGTAGGAGTTAAGTTCACATTCTAAATAGTCTCGGTTCGAGATGGATCAAGAGACCCTTCGGGGTCTCTTTTTTATTGGCAATATTTCAGTTTCTTAACATAGATCCATTTTCTTTAAGTAAATTCCTAAATAAAAATACCGAATTGATTAAAGAAAAAAATGGTAACGATGAACATAAGAAACCTTATACCCTTTGTTGATGAGGGATGGGATGAACTACTAGCTAACAGCGTCTTCAAAGAACTTTGTGCTGCAGCTCCAGAATTTACTCATTTATCTTACGATAGGTTTGCAATTGTAGACTTAAATGAGGTAGATATTGACCCAGAAGGTAATACTGCTCGTGCTGCTGGTCCACAGTTAAAGAAGAATGATTTGCATGTAGGTTGGGATCCTAGTGAAAGACCATTGATAATTGTAAGGATTAATGGTGAGTTAAAGCTGTGGGATGGATTTAACAGAACTGAAAAGCTTACAGAGGAGTTGGGTGTGTGGTCAGCACCTGCATGGATCTATGATCTTGATGGAGATCTTACTGAAGCAGAAATTTTTGGGATTAAAGTAATAGTGCAGTTGAGTGCTAATAATAAAGCAAGATCAGATGAATCATCAAAGCAAGATTTTATCACTGCTGGTACTCAATGGATGGAAATGAACCATATCACTGCTTTGTCTGATGTTATAGATTGGATCAACAGTTGTGATCATTATTTTAATAGTAAGCAAGTAGACCAGATTGCTGCTCAGATTTATTGTGAGTCTGAAGTAGCAAACATCAAGCATATTTCTACTGGATCTAAGGCAAGAAAGGAAGCTTATAAGTTCTATGATGAAGACTATTCTTACAATAGAACAGTGTTGCAGAATCCATTAGTTGTTGGATGTAATCATCCTGATTATATTAAGGATGTTTTCATTCAACATATGGAAAAAGTAATTGCAGATACTGATCCAAATTGTAAAGAAGATTTTGATTTAACTTATACTGGTAAAGGGTTTGAGACTACTGAATTTGTAGGTTATACTAAAGGTTGTGAGACTCAAGAAGAAGTAATCGAACAACGTGCTAATGCGAAGATTGAGTTGGAAAAGTTTGAGAAACTTATTCTTAAGTATGCATCATTTTTAATGCAGCAAAGAGATCTAGAACCATATGAATGGAAGGGATTCTTACCACAGTTATATGGTACAGAGATAGGTAAAGGTATTACTAAGAAATTAATTCCTTGATCGTCTACATAGATTAGATGAATTTAAGTGATGGCGTTCGCTGGTTACAGGGTTAATATAAAACACTGCTGGTTAGATGGAACACCAGTAAAGATGTATTTCATAGAGAATACTCCCTTTACATATGATCCACTAACCAGAGACCAGCGAGAAGATAGATGGATATTATTTGAGTGTGCTTTGAACCCAGAGTTTACTCAAGAACAGATCTTAAAGAATTCAGAATATTTACTAGAAGAAGAGATACATCCTTTATTATTTGATGTACCTGTTATAACAGTTGAAACTATGCCTGATGAAAAGCTTTGAAGATTGCTTAGTTGGTCACTTTGGTAACCAGCATCAAGCAATGAAGGATCCCAGTCGTTATGCTCATATTAATATATCCCACGTTAAGTTAAGCGATGGGATATTTTATGGTGAGCAGTGTTATGATTATTGTCCTAATGATCCATACAGACAGTTTATCTTAAAGGTTATTGAAGTTGATGATGGTTATATTGTTCAGAATTATTCCATAGATGATCCTAGACAATATGTTTTGTGTTCAAATCTAAATAAACTAAGAGAAGCTCCTTTGCAGAGGAGACTGGGGTGTGATATTAAATTCGTAAGGTCTGGTGTTGTCTATCACGGCAAGACAGCAAGCTCGGACTGTACAGTCATGTACAAGGGTAGAGAAACCTATCTTCTTAACGAGATTGAATTGACTGATGATTCTTATTGGGTTCTCGATAAGGGTTTCGACTTAGATACAGATCAACAGGTCTGGGGTGCTAAGTGGGGGCACTTGAAATTTTATCGCCGTCATGATATAATACAACCAAGTTAAGATTATGCCATTGTTTTTAATTCCAACAGCTCTAGCAGCAGGATCTATCCTTTTCGTAGCATATATGAGACACTATGATCCTCATATCTAGATTTTAGTCCTGATGTATGACGTTAAAAGACATGTAGGTGGCGACACCGATATTCTGGACAGGGGTTCGATTCCCCTCATCTCCACCTTGCAGGGGGATGCCAAGGTTTCGACAGGGTGTTATGGATCGTGACTGAAACCTGCTTGGATAAGCAAACCATATCTGCAAAAACAGATACACCTGCTGCGAATAACATCGTAGCATTCACTCGCATCGCTGAACTAGCGACTGTTTAAGGAGTGATCGGGGTTAAGTCAGCCTTGTTACCCAAATGACTAATTGGGGGTGAGATTCCCCCTTTTTCGTAAAAATTTCTCTGGCCAAAAATCGTGATGGAGGATTTCATCTATATTAATGATAATGCTTTAAGCAGTGATATCTGTGAAGAGATAATAGTAAAGTTTGAAGCAGATGATCGTAAAGCTCCTGGTCTTATAGGTAATTCTGATAATAGTAGTAGAATAGTTGATAATAGTTTAAAGACTTCTATAGATCTGTATATAACAGATCTGGAAGGTTGGGAAGATTTGGATGATATAGTTTCTAAGAGTGTTAGTGAGAATATACAGAACTACATAGATCATTGCTTTGAAATTTTCAATAAGCTTGATCCGACTCCCAATCCATTTCGTAATGCAAAGTTTGATGATCATGGATATAATGTAAAAGCATATGAACCAGGTGGATATTTTCACTGGCATGATGATTTTGTTATAGATAGAAAATCTCCTAGAATGATTGCTATGTTATTCTATTTGAATGATGTTGATGGTGGAGAGACTGAGTTTATTAGTGGTAGGAAGATTATACCTTCTACTGGTAAATTAGTTATGTTCCCATCTACATGGAATTTCATTCATAGAGGAGTAACTCCTAATAAAGGTAAAAAGTATATTATATCTGCGTATTTGCACCAATGATAAATTTACACGATGGTTTCTTAAGTAATGTAGAGTTTGATCAACTTAGAGAGGAAGTCTTTTTTGGTGGTATACCTTGGTACTATAATGAACATAAGGTAATAACTGGAGCAGATGATTTTAACAATTATCAGTTCACTCATGTTTTTTATGAGACGAATAGTGATGCTCGTTTATGGACAAGATCTGAAAAATTTCCTTTAATGCTACCAATATTATCCAGATTGAGTATTATTGGTATCTACAGAATTAAAGCTAATCTCGAACCTTTAAAAGTGGGACTTGACGTATGGGTTGATGAGTCCAAACAGGTCAGTAGTGTAGTGAATGGTGTTGACCGTTATTATAGTGATTATCATACCGATTATGAATGTGATAATATGACCACAGGTATCTTTTATATGAATACTTGTGATGGGTATACTGAATTTGAAGATGGTTCTAAAGTAGAATGTCGTGCTAACAGATTTATTACTTTTCCATCATCATTAAAACACAGAGGTGTTAGTCAACTTGACTCAAGATTTAAGTGTGTGATAAACTTTAATTACTTTTCACCATCTAAATAGATTGGGTGCGATAATACTATGAAAAAGCAATTCACTAAAACTGACAAGAAGGGACGTGAGGAGACATGGGAGTGGGAAGAAACTCCTGAAGCAACTAAAGCTCTTGAACGTCTTCATGCCGAAATGAGAGAGAATAACTCTGATAAATAACCCAAGGACAGCTATAACAACCAATTGGTAATCCAAGGACTATGCCATTAACAAGATTAGATAACTTAATCTCCAGTAAAACTGGTAGATATTTGTATGTCTCACCAGATGATTTCAATGCTTCTGATGAATTAGACAATAGAGGTAACTCACCAAACCGTCCATTTGTAACCATTCAAAGGGCATTTATCGAGGTAGCGAGATATTCTTATGCTCCTGGAATCGATAATGATCGATTTGATGAGTTCACCATCATGCTCATGCCTGGTGACCACTATATTGATAATAGACCTGGATTAGTTTCAACATCTGGAACTCCTGTTTTTGGATTTGATCAGTATACTAATGCTTGGACAGATTCTTCGGTTGTGGATCTGTCTAATCCTGATAACGTCCTATACAAGTTTAATGGTACTGAGGGTGGTTGTATTGTCCCTCGTGGCTGTTCTTTAATTGGTTATGATCTTCGTAGAACACATATACGTCCTTTATATGTTCCTGATCCTGCTGATAAAGAGCAAGGTAGAACCTCTATCTTTAATGTAACTGGTGGTGCTTATATCTGGCAGTTTACAATCAAGGATGGAGACGTTACTACTAAGTCTCCTTTATTTGATACTACTGATGGTGTTGGTAAGGTTTACTATCGTAAGAACGATAATGCTAATCTTGCTATACCTGAGTACTCACACCACAAGATTACTGTATTCCAGTATGCCGAGAAACCTGAACTAGAACTTTACTATAAGAAGGTTGCTCAATCTTTTGCACAGTATCAACCTACTATTGATGATCAAAATGAGTTTAGTGGTAATGTAAGTGAGACTCGTATTGTTGGTCCTCTATCTGACTTAAGATCTATTGAATCATTACAGGTAGTTGATTCAACTCCACAAGGTGAGATTACTGTTAATGTAACAACAAAGATTGCTCATGGTTATATTAAGAACCAGTTCTTTGCTGTACAAAATAATGGTCTAGATGAAGCATTGAATGGAACATTTAATGTTTCTAGTATAGATCCACTTAATAGAAGAAGGTTTAGCTTTACTCTACCTGGTACTGTAACATCTTTAAACTTACAGAATAATCAAACATATTCTACTGCTAATGGTCTATCTACTGGTGCTTATGTACAGGCAGAGGTTGACTCAGTAGAATCTGCTTCACCATATATGTTTAACCTGTCTATCAGGTCAACATGGGGTATCTGTGGTCTATTAGCGGATGGTAGTAAGGTCACAGGCTTCAAGTCTATGGTCTGTGCTCAGTATACTGGTGTATCTCTACAGAAAGACGATAGAGCATTCATTAGATACGACAAGTTTACAAACACTTGGAACCAAGCATCTCTTTCTGATGCATTTGCAACAGTTCCTTATCACACCAAGGGTGATGCATACTGGAAGGATGATTGGAGAAACTGCCACATTAAGGCAATCAATGACGCATTCATTCAGTGTGTTAGTATCTTCGCTGTTGGTTTCGCTGATCACTTCCTAATGGAAAGTGGTGGTGATATGAGTATCACCAACTCTAACAGTAACTTTGGTAACACATCACTTCATGCTAAGGGACATAAAGGATATTCCTTTGCACAAGACAAAGGTGGATACATTGATTCTATTATACCACCAGAAAAATTAATCGATTCAACTGCTAACCAAGATAGAGTTGATTACTATACATGGGATGTACAGGCATCACGTGATACTAATACAAGGCTTTATTATGGTGGTAGTGATAATGTTACAGATCCTAAGAAGCGTCCTGCTGCTACTCTTAATGGATATAGAATAGGTGCTAAGAGTAATGAGAAGATTTATGTTGAGTTAGATCCATATTCTGCTGCTTCTGGTAAATCTCCTGTACCTGGTGGAATCTATAATGCTACATTATCACCTTCTGGTTATAATTTCTATCCATCATCATTACAGATTCTTAATCCTACTACAGTAGTTGTAGATAATAAGTCACAAGATGCTGCTAATAGAATAGAGGATAACAAAGAACTTATTCAAGAAGAGACTTATGGATTTATCACTAAGAAGTATCCAGACCTTCTCAGTAAGAATATTATCATTAGTAAGTGTCAGAGAGACGTTGGATTGGTTCTCGATGCTGTTATCTCAGACTTACGTCTTGGTGGTAATATCAACACTATTCAAGCTGCTGAGTCATACTTCAGTGCTGGTGAATTAAACTACATTGATAACGAGAAGTTCGAGACTATCGAAGGTTTTGAATATGCTCGTGATCTTGCTATTGCATCTATTCGTAACTGGACATACTTACAGACAGGATGTTCTATCTCTAATAACTCTTCCTTAGTAACAGTTCCATCAACTGTTGGACTTGTTATTGGTATGAAGGTTCAGGAATATACAGGAGTTAATTCTAATAATACAACTGTTGATCCTAATACTTTAACAACAGCAAATATTCCTACTGATACCTACATCAAGAGTATTGTTAACCCAACAACTATTGAGCTTGGTAGTGTTGTTGCTGGACAAAGAAGCACACCTTTCACAGGTGCTGCTAAAAATGCTACTGGATCTAATTCATCTGCTAACCTATGGTTCTCATTAGAAGATCAGAATGGTGTTCGTAAAGGTGTATACTCATCTATAGAAGGTGATGTAGATACAAATCTTACTCAGGATACAGTATACCCTCAGTGTAATGATACTGCACAGGCTATAGCAACCTTGATGAATAACATCAAGACAATCATTAACCAAGGTATTAACCCAGTTGGTGATCGTTTTGCTGATGCACATGACTTGTTACTTGCTAACAAGGAATACATTGCTGATGTAGCAGTTAAGGATATGAATATTGAGTATCCTCAACACACAGTTCCAGGTGGTAATGTTAATTGTTACGATGACGTTGTAGATGTTATCGAGGCAGTTGCATATAACATTAAGTTTGGATCAAACAATAAGGTTTGGGATGCTGCTAATCTATATGTTGTAGGTGCTGATCTTGCTGGAGAAGAAGAGCAATCAATCTATACTTTCAGAAAAGCAAAAGAGATTGCTAATTCAATTATTCAGAATGTAACTTATACACCTAGAGCAGGTGTTGTTACATCTTTCAGTCAGACAAAGGATTTAACTATCACAACTGATCCTGGTCCTGTTAATGCAGTATATTGTGCTGATGTTATTTCAGCAATGGCTACTCTATTCCAGTTGATAGAGTATGGTATTGATACTGCTGGAATTTCATCTCAAGCATTAGGAACATTCACACCTACTGATGCAGTATATGATGGTGCTACTGGTGATTTGACTTTGACTATGGCTGGTCATGGTCTATCTGCTCAGAATAAAATTGGTATTAATCAGAATGGATTAACATTCAGTTGTGGTATGGACAATCATGGATCAAACCATGCTTATCCACGTGTAGGAGATCCAGCATATAAGAATGCTATCAGGGATATCACTAACATAACTGCTGATACTGTTACTATCAATGTTGGTACAACACCACTTGTAGGACATAATGTTAGTGATGCTACATATGACCCTGCCACTGGTAATCTAGTATTAAGTCTTGGTGCTCATAATATATCTCAAGGAAATACATTACAGTTAGAGAAAGATGCTTTAGTCTTTACTTGTACACAAGATAATAACCAGACTGAGCACTCATATCCTAGAACATCTGATCCAGTATACAACAATAAGGTTGAAGTTACTGCTGTAGAGGAGACAGATCATACACCGACTGATGCTGCTTATAATCCAGTAAACGGTGAGCTTGTACTTACTGTTGCTGGTCATCCATTTAAAGCACGTAGTACACATACACCAACTGATGCTGCTTTCAATCCAGCGACAGGTATATTAACTCTTACTGTTGCTAACCATCAGTTTGCTGCTGGTACTAGTGTTATTCTTGCTAACAATTCTATCACATTTACATGTGCTAAGGATAGTCATGCTACTAACCATAGTTATCCTAGAGCAACTGATCCTGCTGCAGGTAAGAGACTACCTATACAGAATATAACAGGTAATACATTTGATGTTCAGATTGGAATTTCTTCTGATGTATCTGAGCATAGGTTTGTTTCTGCTGGTAACAACTCTGTTACTAGAGTTGGTAGTATGGTTAAGCTTGTAAATGATTCATTAACATTTACATGTGCTAAGGACAACAACGCAAGTAACCACACATATCCTAGAGCAACTGATGAAGCTTCAACAGAGTGGTTAGAGATTACTACCGCTACTACTGATACATTCTTAATTAATGTATCACCTTCACCAGATACATCTATCCATAACTTTGTATCAGCAACTGCTGGTGCTGTTAAGAGACAGACTGGTAAGATAACTGTTGCTGTTGGTGTAACACCAGAGGTTACTTTCACACCAACTGCTGCTACCTATGAGCCTACCACTGGTGAGATGACTCTTACTATTGGTAGCCACACTCTTAGTGGACCAAGTACTCATACAGCTACAGATGCTTCATATAATCCTGTAACTGGTATCTTAACAACTACTGTTGCTAATCATGGATTCTCTCTAGGAGATAGAGTAAGAATTGCAGATGATTCCTTGGTAATGACTTGTGGTATGGATGGTGATACCGCACAGAAATCATATCCTAGAGCAACAGATCCATATAGTAAGAAGTGGATGGATGTTGTTGGTGTAACAGACAGTACATTTGATGTTAATGTTGGTACATCTCCTCTAGTTGGTTTTATTCCTACTGCTGTTGATTACAACCCAACAACAGGTGATATGGAGATGACTATCGGTAGTCATAGTTTGACTGTTGGTACATCTATTAAGTTAGCTCCAAACTCCTTAACATTTACATGTGCTCAAGATGGTGGTGGTAGTGAACATTCATATCCAAGATCATCTGATCCAGCATCTGATACTGCTGTAAACATTACTGCTGTAACTGCAACAACAATTACAGTTAATGTTCTAACCACTATACCATCTACAAATACTACAACACATACATTTGTACCTAATACTGGTTACACTCCAACTGCTGCTGGATATGATCCTAACACAGGTGTAATAACATTTACTCTTGCTAATCATGGATTTGCTGCAGGTGACTTCATTAAGATTGCAGATAACAGTCTAACCTTTACCTGCATGGAGGATAACAATAATACTAACCATGTATATCCTAGACCTAGTGATCCTATTAGTGGTAAGTGGGTTAAGATTGATACAGTTACACAGAATGGATTTACTATTAATGTACTAACTAGCATTCCATCTACTAATGCTACTGCTCATACATTTGTTTCTGCTACTGCAAATTGCATAACAAGAGCTGCAGTTGAGACTGGTGGTGACTATCCACATACATTTGTAAGTGCTGTTGCTGATGGTATTACACTTGCTGGTGAGTCTGTTAAGATTGCTGATAATTCATTAACATTTACTTGTGGAGAGGATAGTCATGGTAGTAACCATACTTATCCACGTACAACTGACCCTGCAAGTGATACATCATTACCTATATTAGCAACAACAGGTAGTACAATTACAGTAGATGTTGGTACTTCTTCTAACACTACAGCACATACATTTGTATCTGCTCTTGGTTCTTCTGTTGCTAGTGGTGGTAACTACGCACATACATTTGTACGTGGTAAGCAGTTTGGTGTACAGGTTGGTGGTGCATATGCACATACCTTTGTTAGTGCTACTACTGATGGTGTTACAGCATATTCTAATAATGCTGGCCAGTTTGCTGCTACAACTAAATCATCTCCATCTCAGAATTCTATTCAAAGAGTAAATCCATCTGAATCAAGTGATCAGTTCGCTCAACGTGCAACTCTATTCACTGTTGATGCTGGTGGTACTAATCCACATAAGTTTGAGACTGGAACACCAGTAAGACTGGTTGCTCGTGCTAAAGCAGGTAAGACTCCAGATGAGAGAGACGTTCGTTTACCACTTGGATTCCAACCAAATAGAAAATACTATGTAATTGCTCCAGGTCGTAACACACAACCATTTAACTACAATGATGCTGCTGTATACAGTGGTATATTTGATGGTGGTGATCAGACTAAGTTGATGCTTGCTGAGTCAGCAGAGGCAGCAGCTGCTGGTATCTACATCTACTCACCTGAGACAGAATCTCTTGATGAGGATGTTGAGATTCTAATTGAACAGTACGTATTAGATTCAACATACGATCTACATGAATATAGAGTTACCTTTGATGGATCAAGTGGTACTATATTCAAGACAGAGGTTGCTCATATATTTGATAAGCCAACGAATGGTATACCTTCTACTGAGTTACAGAAAGTATTCTTTAGAAAAGAAGGATCTGATGGTGGTGCTGCTCCTACATTACCTACACTTTCTGGTGGTGGTGGAGCTTTGGTATCTTCTACTCAAGAGTATTATGTAAGGTATGAAACAGAAGATACATTCAAGATCTTTGCTACTGCTGCTGATGCTATAGCTGGTGCACCAGAGGTAGTTCTAGTTAATAATCCAGATCAATTCTGGTATGTCTTCGCTAACAAGCGTACATCACCAATGAGATTTGATCCTACGTTTGTTGATACTGCTGCATCTAGAGTTCCACCAATACCTGATGGATTGTGGTACTTGAATCTTAAGGATGAGACTAGTCTTGATGATAATATAATCACTAGGATTCAAGAGAGTGATTATGATCCTTCTTCAGGTCAGACACAGACAACAGATTCTTACTACACTCGTCTTAAGGATGATCGTGTTGCTAATGATCGTATCTATCGTTTGAGATATGTACAACCAAAAGAATATCCTGGTTCTGTAAGGCAACCAAACAACGGATTTGTAATGAAGATCCGTACTGATACTAAGCGTAATCTAATTCCACAGAATATAGTACTTGAAAAAGTTGGTGGATCTCCTGATATCGCTGATTTCCGTAACCCACAGTCTGCTAACTCAACTGAGACACTTGGTATGACCAAGACTGAATTTGATGCAGCAGTACAGGCTGGTACATTAACCGCTAAGAACATATATGATCCAGATAACCATCCTCGCATTGTTAATACTGATAACTATATTCGATTTAGTATTCGTTCTGCTAGGAAGATAGGTACAGCAGGTTCTGAGAAACTAGAGCTTACCGTATTTGACCACACAGTTGACGATACTAACGCACCAAACCTAAAGAATACAGTATTCCATACTGTAGAAATTGATGCTCCACAAGCAGGTTCATTTGCTACAAGTAAGACTACATCTAGTCCTACTAACTTAGTAGAATGGACTGGTGGTAGCAGTGGTTTTGGATATATTCATGCATACTTCTCAGTAGTTGTAGGTGCTGATACTAAGCATTATATTATCCTTAAGGATGTAAGTGCTAGACCAACATACAATCCATTAGTTACCACAAAGTTTGAACAGGGTGCTGTATATGCACAACAGCAAGCAGATGTTAATGGTGGTAGAGATAGTAAGGATAATAACCTTTATGTTGTTGGTGATTCTAATGTATTTACAGTTACACCTGGTGATACATTGAATGATACTGTTGGTAACACCTATAAGATTGTTTCTGTTGAAGATGTTAAAGACATTGATGATACATTCTATATCTTTGACTCTGATATCATTCAGGAACGTGTTGCTGGACAGCAAGATGGTATCTACTATCTAACTGCTGTTCGTGGTAACATTTCACCTCTACCTCGTGGTGCTGGTGTAGGACAGAACTTCCAGAACTTTAAGTTCTCTCAGCCTATTTCTTCACTATATCCATTAGACTATAAGAATGATCCTCTATGGTATCAGGTTATAGACAATAATGGTACTAAGAATACACAAATAACTGATCCACCTGCTGCTAACAGTTTCGCAGACAACTACACACATGGTTTAGTCTGGGTCAATGACTATAAGAGGTCAATGACTAAGGAAGCAGTTGAGGATTTAACTCAGTCAGGATACTTTAGTGGATACACCTATAATAATTCTGGTAATAAACTCCAAGCTGTTACGGGTAATGCTACTGCTGGTTCAGAACAGAGACAGATCCCTATTGCTGGTGATACTGAGTCTGTTCATGATCAGAAGGTATACATTGAATTAAGAAGACCATCTATTGCTAGATCTGGTAACCATACGTTTGAATACCTTGGTTTTGGTCCAGGTAACTATTCATCTGGTCTACCAGCAAGACAGGAAGTTATCCTATCTGAGTTCCAAGACTACTACTCACAAGCAAAACGTGAGGATGGTGGTATTGTATTCTACACTGGTCTTAACAGTAATGGTGACCTATACATTGGTAACAAGAAGATTGATGCTATCACTGGTGAAGAAACATTCCTAGAGAAGGCACAACTTGAGTCATCTACAGATGATACAGATATTATTACTACACTGGTAACATCATTTGATACTCCTGTTACATTTAAGGATAAGATTACTGTTGAAGGTATTGGTTACTTTAATAACAGAGTAATTATTAGTACTCAACCACCAACTGAATCTCCTGCTCTTACCATTCTTTCTAACCCAAGAAGTGATGGTGGTGGAGAAGATAATACATTAACTAGAGGTAATTGGTCTGATAGAAATAAGGGTGATATGACCCTTAGTAGGAATAAAATTTCCACGGCTGTTTATCACATAAAAGGTCGAGGTACAGGACTATTCCCAGGTCAAGAGTATAGTATACGTACAAACTTCTCATTTAGTGAGAATGAGCCTAGCAACAGAACACCTGATCAGTCAACAACATTTAGTCCTGAGCAGTTTGTAAGATATTACAATTCAGCTGATGTAGATGCTAATGCACAAGCAGGCGATATCCTTTATAAGGGTAAGTCAATTGAGCAGAGTGGTTCTCTTGGTTGGATATATGCTAACTACTATTCTATAATACCAAACACATCTGTTCTTCAGCTTTTAGCTAACGGTAGTAATACTGTTCAACTTCATTGGTCTGGTGCATTTACTAATGGTGATAGTGGTATTAACATTGGTGTAGGTAAGACAATCCGTATTAAAGGATTCTCTGATCCACGTGTTAATGGTAAGTGGGTAATTACCAAGGCAGATCAAACAGGTGCAGATGATGGGTTCTGTGAGTTTGTTGTTAACAATTCCATCCCTACAACTACATTTACTTGGGCTACTGAGTCAAGTGTTATTCTTGAAAGATCTGATGAGAATTGGAAAGAGACTGGTGTAATAGGTTCTGAAGCAATTAGAACTGAAACAGGCACAATTGGTAAGTACAAGCTTGGTATTAACACCATTGCTCGTACTGCTCATAATGCTCATGAGCATGGATTCCTAACATACACTGCTAGTGGTACAGTTTATGATCAGCAAGAACCAAGAGCAAACTTGGATGTTGTTGGTAATGCATTCATTAGTGGTAAGGCTATTAATGATTACACTGGTGAAGCAACTACAACTAAGACTGAGACTGCTCTTAAAGATGCACTGATAGTTGGTGGAGATTCAATTGTATCTGATAACCTAGCAACACTTAGAGTTTCTACTCTAGAAACAAGAGTTGGTATCAATGCAACTAATGCTGAGATGGATTCCACCTTATTTGTTAAGGGAACATTACATCTATCTGGTAATAATGCTGATGCAGACATCGATGGTGATTTGAATGTTGATGGTGGTGATATTACCACTGGTGCTACATCATTTAACCTTCTTAATACTACTGCAACTACACTCAATTTTGCTGGTGCTTCAACCACTTTAAAAATTGGTGACGATGCTGTAACAGCTCAGACAATAGACATTGGTACTTCTTCTACTGATACAACATTAAATGTACACACAGCATCTACTGATTCAACAGTTAATATTGGTGTTGTTGCTGATGGTGCTACTAACAAGTCAGTACTTACATTTGGTGGTGCGTTTAGTAACACTGCTAACTCTACATTCACAATTAAGAATGCTCAGACCATACTTGATGGTGACTTAGATGTTAATGGTGGTGATCTACAGTCTAATTCACAGACTATCAATCTATTCACCAGAGCTGGTGCTGGTTCTATTGTAAACTTTGCAACTAGAGCATCACAGTTTGCTATCGGTGGTGTTGCTGGTACTACAGAGGTTAGAAACTCTTTACAAGTTAATGGTGATACAGACATGTATGGTGATGTAACCATGCATGGTGGATCTAACAGTGGAACTGTTACAGTTGATAGACAACAACTCAATACAGCACAGATAGCTCATGCTCCTGGTAGTTTACAAAACCTCAATGTTGACTTCTACAAGTATGTTGAAGATATTGATAGTTTCCAAGTTATTACTAGTGTTGCAGCTAATGGAGTTATCTCTGTAAATGAGAATTATTTCTTAGATGGTAACGTAGTTAGATTTACTGATATTACTGGTCTTTCTGGCGGTGGTATTAATATAACTACACCATACTGGGTTATTAATAGTACTGGTAGTACATTCCAGATTGCTACATCTGAAGGTGGATCACCTGTACAGGTTGGTGGTACTCCTGGAACATCTGCTGGTATTACATTACAAAATACCTTAGTTGATACTGGTACTGGTACAACTCAATGGACATCTAATTCAAATGATGCTGAATATAATAGATTACCAGTTAATAACGTCAGAGGAATAGAGATTGGTGATATCCTTATCATAGGAACAGAATTGGTTGAGGTTGTCTCACCTGGTCCTGATGCTAATACAAGGATAGTTCCAGTTAATAGAGGTATAGATTGCACAACTGTAGCAATACATGCAGATAATGCTGTTATATACAAGCTTGAGAGATCTAATGATGCTACTTACTTAGTTGGTAGAGTACCACAAAATTCTACAACTCCAACATTATCTAATCTTGTAGATAATGCTGATACAATGGAAGTTCCTATCAATGAGTTAGGAACAGGTGATGCAGTTAAGTTCAGTAATGTTGGTAGCATTGTAGGAGTTGATACTACATCAACTTACTTCGTTGTGAACGCAGTGAATGACACTGGTAATAGCGTCACAAGGTTTAATCTATCTCTAGATCCTGATGGTGGTGCTGTCCCAATATCAGGTAGTGTTGGATCTGCTATACTTAACTTTAGTGCTGATCTTGTATCACTTGCTGAGTTTGGTGGACAGTTCAGTATTGGTGATTACTTAAGATTAAATGGTGCTAACACACCTACATGTACTGGTGAATTTGTTAGGATTACTGCTGTTAATGATACTAATGCTGAGAAGTTTAGTGTTAATAATGGTGCACAGCAAGATCGTTTCGTAATTGATTCTGTCTTCGGTGGTGTAGATTCTACTATACTTGGTGATCAAGACTTTAGTATTAATCTAACAGGTAATGCATCAACTAATTCTACTGATAATCAGTTTAGGATTATTAATGGTCAACCAACTTCTAATACTAGATTAACTATCGATAGTGATGGTAAGTTTACAGTCGTTGGTATTGGTACTGAGGCTGCTCCTAAAGCAATTATAGATAAAGGAGGCAATGAGTGGTTAGCTGGTAACTTAAGAGTACAGAATGATGGTGCAGCAGGTTCTGCTGACGATGCGAAGATGGCTCTGTATCTACAGGCATCTACTGGTAATCTTGAGATCTCTGGTCACTTACAAATAGATGATGACTTCTCTGTATTCAGTGGTACAACTGGAGTAGAGTTCCCATCTACATCTGACGCTAAGTTACATGTAGATGCACAAACTGGTGATACACGTATTGGTGTTGCTGGATCTGCAATCGGTACTGGTGATCTAACAGTTAATGGTGGTCAAGTTACTATTAACAGTCTTTCTCAGGCACGTACATCAGCAGATAATACTAAGGCATTAGAAATTAATGGTCTTGGTAATAGTAGTGATAGACTATTCAGAATACGTCAGGATGCTGCTATTGATGCATTTGGTGTTAATAGATACTGGGGTAAGAATGGTGGACTCAACTGGGAGTTCAAATCTTCTGACGCAACACTTGAAACTGGTAAGAACTACTTTGTTGCTATTGCTGCTACAGCAATATTTACATTACCAGATGATGCAGAGACTGGTGATATGATTAGGTTGATTGACCTAGGAGGTAATCTATCTTACTCTACATCATTAATTGTTCGTGCACCAGTTGGTGTACAAATGCAAGGTGATGCTACTGGAACACTTGCTGGCGGTCTTTCTACTGCATATCAAGGTGGTGAAATGATTGTTCAGACCAGAAATGCTGGATTTGGATTCGTATACGCTGGAGCAAAAGATGGAACAGAAACAGGAACTATACCGTCCAATTACAGAGGATGGTGGCTCGTGGAGTTATAATCGATGAGACAGTACGAAGCAGAAAAACGTATGAGGGGGGCTGCCATAGGCACGATCCTTCCGTGGTCAGGAGATCAAGGAACCTTACCAGATGGTTGGCTCCAGTGTAATGGTCAAGTACTGGAAGCTATAAACTTTCCAGTACTCGCATCTATTTTGGGTAATACATACGGACCTGTTAATGGTCTTAATGGTAGAACATATCCAAGTTATATAAGTGGAGATACATTTGCTTTACCTCAGTTAAATACTAGGTTATTAGCAGACTACGAAGAAGACTATGTTAGTGTTGCTGCATTGCAAGCTGGACAGACATATCAGAGTGGTGCTGTTGGTGGTTTGACTATTACTAATGGTGAAGTAGATGAGGGAAGAGCATCAGCAACATATAATTTTAATCTAACTTCTGCTAGTGGTGGAACTGGTCTTCAAGTAACTATTGATATAGATGTTCAAGGTAGAGCTGGAGTAACTAAGATAGTTGATCCTGGTGGTGGATATACTGCTGGTGATGTATTAACTGTATCTTCTGCTTCACTTCCTTCAGGAACAGATGACTTACTATTAAAGGTAGATTGGACTCTACCATCAGTACCAGATGTATTAACACCAACAGGAGTTGGTACTAATAAATTAATTGAAGGTGATGGATCTGGTGTTAGTCCAGGTACATCATATAATGCTAACTCTGATATAAATTTTACTATCACAGATTCTAGTAGTTTAACTGGACAGATTAGAAACTTCTCAATAAACCCACCAAATTATTTTAAGACATTCCATACCTTACCTAGAAAGTTAAGTAAGGATCATATGCCACCTCATACACATGGTAACCCTACTGTTATTGGTAATACAGGTTCTGGTTACAGATATGTTCTTGATGATGGAGATCCATTTGAATCATTTCAGTGTCCAAGAGTTGTTACCAACGTAGAAGGTAATGGAAAACAGAAGACACTTGTTGCATCACAACCACCAGGTTCTGGTAACCCTGATACTGTTGATGGTAACCAAGGAGTTGCTTTGGTAACAAGATTTGTTTCAGGTCAGACTATAGTTGATATGACCTCACCAAAGCTTAATCCTAATACCACTGGTGGTGTTGGTACATATAACCCACAACCAGTGTGGACTGGTCCTATGCCTAGACCTTTAGGTGCTACTTACAGTACTGCTAACTCAGTATATAATTGTAATGAAAGAGAATCAAACCTAACTGATAAGAACTGGTATGGTTATCAGGGTCAAGCAGATGATATTGCTAATAATTTATTCAACCCTGCAGATGAGACTACATCTAAGACATTTCCAGTTGCTTTGAATCATAATAATGAGTATCATACTAATCAACAGTCTCATACTCACTATTCATTCCAACTTACAATGAACGCTGGTTTTGTTAAACCACCTACAATCGTAGCTGTTAATGATATACAAATTGATAGTACATTGTCTGGTCAACCTACATCAGTTGCACCACAAAATCTACCATCAGCACTAAATATTAACGTGGATGTAAAGACTCCTGCTATTAGTATGATGTATCTTATTAGGGCGTTTTAATGAAGTTTCTACAGAGAGAAAGATCTAAATTAGGTAATGCACCTGGTACTATTATTAACTGGGGTGTTAGTATACCTGATAATGATCCTAATTTTGCACAGATCATAGAGAAGTTACCAGCAGGTTATTTGAGATGTGATGGTTCTGTTTATGATGAGAGAGATTATCCAGAACTTGCAAGGATACTTGGTACTGGTGAAACATCATTGTATAAGAAAGATACTCAAGCTCTAGCTGCTACTCAGTTTCAGGTTCCTGATTTAGGATCAAAACATATTGAAGCTGCTTCATCATCTAATGTGGGATCATATAGAAATATTAATAAAGTTGTTGGTACTGGAGAGAATGCTACAACTATAAAGAAAGCAGGTGTTGGTGTTGAGATGTTCTCCAATGTTGGTACTAATGCTACCATAGGATTTAATGGTGCATTTACTATACCACAACAGAATTTTAATTTGATTGGTGCAGTAGGTTGGACACTTCCAACTACTAGTGAACAATCATCAGTACCTGCAGGTGCTATAGGATCACATGGACATTTCTCTGGTGGTACTAGAGTAGCAATAAAAGAGAGTGCTGAGTTTCCTAATAGATCTACACCATATTATAAAGCAGCAGCTGATGTTAATGTTACCAGTACTGCTGGTAGTTCTGGTGGATTATGTAATGATATTGCATATCATTATTGGATGAGGATTCTTGGATCTAGTCAGGGTTTTGGAGGAATTGGTGTTTGTAATGGTGGTAACTGTTCATCTTTCGATAGACACTTCTTAGGATGGGCATCTCGTAATGGTGCTCATGCAACTGTCCAAAATGATCCAAATCCTTTACCTAGTAAGTGGGATATGAATAAAACAATATCTGGACAAGATGTAGTTACAGCAACATCATGGCCTCAGAGTACAACTATTAATGTTGGACTACAAAGACCATATGATACTATCAATGATGATATAATGAGTCCAGTATATCCTACTGCTAGGAATGTTGAAGAACAGAGTGAAGTTCCAAATGGATCTGATACTGTTGATGGTACAATGCATTCTCATATTATTGATAGAGAGGTAGGTGATACTGATTTTGCTATGACCACTGAGGTTACAACTATGAGACCAGATGGTCTTGAAGCATCTGTTAACATAACTACTTCTGGTGTAAATAAGTTTGATGATGTTGTTTCACCATACATTGTTATGGAATTTCTAATAAAGTACTAACATGCCTAGAGAAAGAGGATCCTTCCACAATCATTATTCTGACATGGGCAACGACTCTGGTATGCCTGTTGGAGCTATCATGTCTGTTTTTGTAGGTGACCATGATGATGGTGATTCTACAGCTGCATCAAAGGTTGAGCATCAATATCCTGGTTGGTTGTATTGTGATGGGAGACAATTAAATATTGCTGACTTCCCTTTATTATATGATGCATTACAGAATAAGTATGGTGGAACTGCTCCTACTTTAGTTGACCTCAGAGATTGGGGTGATAACACTCAACTCACTGGTACATTTAATTTACCAGACATGAGGATGAAGAGAGTTAATGGTCCTGATGGTATTGATGGAGCTGGATCAATAACACCAGACTTATCTACTATGGAAGTAGGTATGACTGGTGGTGAATGGTATATTAGCAGAGCTAGGCAACTTGAGGAGTATGGGTTTGGGACAGTTCGTGTAACTGGATATAGTGCTGTAACAGGATTTGTTAAAGGAACATTGTCTGGTCAGGCAGTTATAAAGGTGGGACCATTACAACCACATACATTAAGTGGACCACCACCACATAGTCATTTAGTTTTGGGTAGTGAGGCAGGACCACAGACATATGAGCAAGGTGAAGCTATGGATGATACTAAATCACCAAACTATGTTACTAATAGATCTCCAATTCAACAGTGGGTTCCTGAAGATACTGGATATGCTGCTGAACATTCACATTATTTCACTGAGTATAGACCAAGAAGAGGTATAAATCCAAACTCACCTACACAAGCACAGTATTCATATGATATATCTCCAACATATGCACATGAACATAATAGTGGTACTGCTGCAGCTGCTGTTGGTCAAGAAGAATGGACAACAGCAGGTACTTATAGTTGGACAGCACCTGCTGGTGTAACGTCTATTTGTGTTGTTGCAGTTGGTGGTGGTGCTGGTGGTTGTGGTAGTTTAGTTGGTGGAGGTGGTGGTGGCCTTGGATATAAGAATAATATCATAGTGTCACCAGGATCTAGTTATACAGTAGTCGTAGGTGCTGGTGGTCAAGGTACAGATGATCCATACCCAACAAATTGGCCCGAAGGTGGAGATAGTTATTTTATATCTGCTAGTACTGTTAAAGGTGGTGGTGGAGGTACAACATCAGGATCATATACATCTAGGGATGGTGGTGATTATTTTGGAGATGGTGGTGGTAATGGAGGATATGCTACTACATTTGGTGCAGGTGGTGGAGCTGGTGGATATTCAGGTGATGGTGGTGGAGGTAATACTCAAGGTGGTGTTGGACCTACTGATGATGGTAATGGTGCTGGAGGAGGTGGTGGTGCTGGATCACATACTCAGTTAACTACTGGTGGATGTGGAGGTGGTGGAGTAGGATTAGAAGGACAGGGAGCTAATGGTGTCCAAGGTACTCCAATTAACCAAATGACTCCAGGTGGAGCTATGAATGGTGGTGGTGGAGGTTCTGGTGGTGCTGCTGGTGGAAGCTCAACTGCACCTCAACAGAATAATAATAACTGGATGATAACTCACCCAACAAATGCAACTAATACTTATTGGTCTACATTTATGCAGCAGTATGGTATTTGTAAGACTAGGGTTACAGATCCAAATAATCCAGATCCATATCTAAATCAACAGACATATGGACAGCGTTTAGTTACTCTTACTGCAACTACACAGTTATGGATAAGGGTTCAGGCTGATGATACTGCTGATGTCTATTGGGATGGAGTAAAGAAAAATACTTCTCCAATACAAGATGGTATAAATGATACTAATATTGATCTTGGTACTGTTGCTGCTGGTACATATATCTTTGGATGGAATCTAACAAATACTGGTACAGGTTCTATTAATGATAATCCAGGTGGTATAGCATGGCAGTTAAGTAGTGCTAGTGGTGGACTTGGAACTGTGTTCGCAACCTCACAAGATGCTACTGGATCTTCGTCAACATACACACATTTTAATGGTAGTGATGGTGGAGCTGTTGGCGGTGGAGGAGGTTCATGCTATAATACTCCTATTGCTACCGATCCTAATGCTACCGCAGGTAATGGAGGAGTTGGTGGAGTACGAATCATGTGGGGACCTGGAAGGGCATACCCTGCAACTCTTGCAGCAGATCAAACTCCTGTAGATGGTACTGATCCAGGTACTAGTGATGCATACTCCAATCCTTATGGTAAAAATAAAGTCAATGAGAATCTACAAAATGATCAAGGTCAGGCAGTATCATTCAATATCGACAAAACACTATCAGTTACACCAGCTGCGGCTGCAATGACTGTAAATGATGGTACACTCACAATGACTGGTGCTGAACAAATAACAGTATCTGCTGGTATTGTTCCAACTACACCTATTCCACTTGTGTTAAAATACTTTAGAGTAAAATATCTTATTAAAGCTTGGTAAAATAAATTATGGCGATAACAGCATCGGGTGCATCTAACTATGTTGAGATGGTTACACCTATTATACCTATGGACTTGATGGGTGATAAAGGAAAGTTTGATGATTTCATAGGAGTATGGGAGAATTTTGTTCCCTCTGCTTTTTGTAATGACCTTATTAATTTCTTTCAAACTTGGCAGAGGCAAGCACTCATTACTAATGAGGAGAGGGACATGCCCCTTACCAATCCATATGCAAATGAAATGCATGCCATGCCTGGTACTTCTCAGTTCAAGACAAGAACATTAGGTCGTAATGATCTTGGATGTATGTTGGATTGTTTAAGTGGTAATCTTTCAGCTCAAGTTAATCAGTATTTACAATCCACATTAAATCATTATTGTACAACATATGATTCATTAGGGTCAGTTCCTTTAACGTCTTGGCATGTTAAGATGCAACAGACTCCAGAGGGAGGTGGTTATCATGTATTTCATCATGAGGATGGATCATATAATGAAGCACATAGAACTGCTACATGGATGATATATCTCAATGAAGATTTTGAAGGTGGTGAGACTGAGTTCTTCTATCAAAAGAGAAGGATTAAACCAAGTACAGGAACAGTAGTAATATGGCCTGCTGGTTATACACACACCCATAGGGGTAATTTGGTTCTTAAGGGAACTAAATATATCATAACAGGCTGGTTCTATCAACAACCCGTATAATAAAAATGTCTACGATCAATAATAACACAGTAATTATTAGTGGTACTAACAGAGTTATAACTCGTGGTACTACTACAAAAACAATATCAGATGCTGATTGGAATGAATATATTGTTCCAGTCTTAGATCCTTTATGGAGTACTGATAAAGATAGATTACAGACATTTAAGTATTTTGATGATCCAACTGAATCATATACTTGTAATAAGAGTAAGTATGTTCGTAATCATACTACTGGTGAATATTTCTGGAAGGATTATATATTTGATGAACCAACATTAGAAGTAACAAAAGCTTTTGTTGCTAAGATCAGAGAAGCATTCGATGCTATACTATCAGTACAGATAGATGATATAGATAAGAGATTTAATAGAATACTTAAAGAAGAGAATGGGTTGTCCTTAACAAGAATAAAAGCATGGAGAGATTTCTTCTTACATACATCTGATTGGACAATGCTTGAGGATGCACCTGTTACTGCTGAAGAAAAACTACAGTGGAAAGATTATAGAGCACGTGTAAGAGCTTTACCTGATGGATTTGAGAGTGGTATACATGTGTTAGCCAAGATTGATGTTCCTATTGATCCAGCTATTTACAAGAAGCATTACTTACCTCATAATGCTGGTGTTGCTTACCTAGCAAATGATGAACAGTTCATCCAATTCCCACCAGCATCTGATAGAACTGCTGCTGATATTAATTCACTGGATGTAATCATGAGTGAGTATGTTATGTTAGCATTGAGGTTCTCAAGACCTGCACCATTGTTTAATGTACCATCTATATCACACCTAACTGATCCTGTTGAGGTATTAATTGCTCAAATCGAAGAAGATCAGAAGAAATTGGATGAGGCTAAAGCTGCTGCAGGTATGTAAATATGATTCGTAAAATGATGTGGCTGGATCCAGCCCTTTGTGATCAAATTGGTAGATATTTTGATAAAGGATCCTTCATTGATGGTAGTGATAGTGGTACTGCTAACAGAGAAATAAAAAGAACTCAACAACTAAATGATGATGAAGATGCTCGTGAGTTGTGGGAACATCATTTCTGGAATTCTCCCTTTACATCTGCTGTTTGTGTGAAGAGGACATCAGGACCAATGTTTGTTAAGTATACTGCAGAAGATCAAGGTCATTATGATTTTCATAATGATGCCCCTATCATGGGTAGAAAACTAAGATCAGATTATGTTATGATAACAGCAATCAATGATCATGATGAATATGAAGGTGGTGATCTTCAAATTAGATTCGGATCTGAAACATATGCTTACAGACTTAATAAAGGTGAATGTATATTCTTTGATCCAAATTTATGGCACAGGGTAAAACCTGTTAGTAAAGGAGAAAGAAGAGTATGTGTTACATGGTTAGAAACTTTAATACAAGATGTATTCATTCGTGAGTTATTATATGACTATCAAGATTTAGAATTCTATGCAATGAATGCTATTGATAAGAGTAAATGGATGCATGATGTTGAACCTACTACATACTTTAACCAGATCAGATATAAATTAATAAGACAGTACTCATCAACTTATGATGATTAACATAACTCCTATGGACTATAAAGCACTACAAAACACACTCAGCGATTATTCTAAAGCATTAGGATTACCAGTACTATGGTATGATGCTTCAAAGATAAGATTGTTAGAAGCTGCAGGTGATACAGCTAAGATCAATACCATTTGGACGTGGTATGAGGGATTCATGTCTGATCCACTGTTATCAGAGTTTAAGAATAGTACTTATGGTACTCTAAGATATAGTAGTATAACTACAGCACAGTCAGATGCAGAGGACTGGTTTCCTAAGGCTAGTCTCTGTCCTGATGCAGATCATTATGTTTATGCTTGTATCTTTAATGAGTCTGGGAATCTTGCGTGGGAAAACGTGGAGTAGTATCAATATGATCTGGTGATCGTTGTGATACCATCCAACTCTTGTGTTGTTGATAGTAACCATGATATTGCATAGATATTGGATAACCTTCTAGTTCACAGTTGAAATAACCGTGTGGTTCTAGCCAAGGTAATTCAGTATCTTTTTTTGCGGTTAGATAAGCTTCACCTTGTGATATTTCATATGGTAGATTGTATTCTACACATGCAGGCTCACATGGTTTCCATCTCCATACATTATACATGAGTGTAATTCTAGTCTCATCTATCAAAGCTCCAAAGTTTGCTGGTACTCCATGATAGTATGGTATCGACCAGTTGATGTGCTTACCTAACTTAGGTGCACTCCAGAATGTCCATTCATTATCACCAATAATATGTTCGTCTGTATTATTCCAGTCAACATAATGATCTACTAATACAGTTGGTTGACCACTATCACATAAGTATGTTACACTAGAGAATGGTGCTGCATGTACTTCATTATATTTCTCTCGTCTATCTAAATCAAGATCTGCATGGAATCTCCAATCACTCTCGATGGTTGTATGTTCTCTTATCCACCACTCAGCACCAACATAACTATGAAATAGGTTATGCTGTCTGGATGATTTGTATATAAAGTTCTCTATTATATTTTGTGGAGGTCTACTAAAATCATACCACCATGTAAGCTTTTGATCTGGATCAACTGCTAATATATTCTTAGCTTCTACTTGTAGATCCTTAGCATTAGCGAGATAACTACTATACGATTCAACTGTCATGATTAATAATCAAATACATCCATTGTTTCCTACTGCTATTTACCAGTGTAGCATAGATGGTAACTGGAATGATTTGTTACACAGTAAGACTGAGTTTCAATTCGATCCAGATCTACCTGGTGATAATAGTATTACAGGTGAGACCAGAGATAAATGCTTGTTACATCATGAGGAAGATCTTAATGACTTCTTCTTTGCTATCTCTAGTCAGATAATTGAGTGTCTTGATGGTGCTGGTATTAGAACTGATAGACTATCACCACATATAATGAAAGCATGGTTCACAATTGTGAATGCTAAGGATGATATGACCATGCATACACACGCATGTTCTGATCTATCATTTGTATACTATCTACATGCACCACCTAAAGCAACACTATCATTTTATACTCCATGCAACCCAAACTGCTATACTGAGGGTATGATGGATCCCAAGAGTGCAGAGAAGACATTAATAAGCAGTCAAAACTTCATAACGTCCAATAATTACACCATTTCAGTTGCAGCAGGTGATCTAGTGGTCTTCCCATCAAATCTAAATCACTATTTTAAGGGTGATTCAGGGTCAGGTACATACATTAGGTCAGTTGCTGGTGATGTTAAACTGGTATTGAACCCAGATCTTACCGATTTTGATACAGGTATGATACACTTTGATCATTGGAGAAGGTTCTAAGTGTGTGCACTTCAACAAACTGGCACACACCCCCTTGCGAGGGTCAGATTCTGATGTATAGTAGGTAGGTCGTTAAGGGAATAACCCTATGAGTATCTTTGATCAACTAGAAGCAGCAGTTAATGGTGTTGAGCTATTAGCAGCAATTGACCAGTACATCGTGGACTATGGAGCAGACTAGTTTAAAGAGTAAACTCACGGTTGCTGAGTTGGACTTCTTACTCGATATCCTCATGTCGGTTCGAGATCCTAAGATTGACCACTCAGCAGCCACGTATGGGGTAAACACTCGTACAGTTGTAAAAAAACTCGGTGCATTAGCCGATCTCGCTGAAGGAATTCACAATGATTTCAACAATTGATCAAACACTATTAGATCTAAGCTATTGCTTTAATGTATGTGGTATGAATGATACCCACGCAGAACAGTACTTAGAAACATGTGATGAGTATGGAGTGAGTGCTGAATATTTTGATGCTGAGTTTTTAGTCACTGGTGAACCAGAGGTTCATGATCCTGACCATCTCAGTATTGAATCATTCAATGCTATTCATGGTATCTACTTTGAGTACGAGTAACCTTTCGTTACTGTAATCTAAAGACATCATAAAAAATTAACGAAATGTAGCGGTTGTATCTTAAAATGGAGACAATCCAAATCTAAATAACAAAAAAGGGAGGGCCATGAAGGATCAGAGATCTCTTGACGATTCCCCCACATCGTATGAGAAGTGGGATCGTGCTAAGAGTATACTTCTTGAATCACTGTTCAAACCTGATAATCATCTCAGGTCATGTGCATACAATCAAGAATGTTTTGATGATGTGATAAAAATTCGTGATGAGATCATTGAGTATGTTCAGGGGATGACTAATCCTCGTGAGCATGACGCATCTCCTTATTATGAGATTCCTTCAAGGTATTAAGATGGATGAGATTAATGTTAAACTCACCCATGATGATTTCTATCTTCTACAAAGAATTGTAGGTGAACACAATTCAGATGTGGAAGGTATTATCAAGGCGTTAGATGACGCTGAGATGGATCTATCTTATGATGAGTATGTTAGAGATGTACCTGCTGGTGAGGCAGTCTCTAGGAGCGAATTTGAAACACTAGTGTTATCAAATTCATTTGATCCCCCACCTGTCGAATTGGAGGAAAATGTATGAGTGGCGACTATTTCACGCATGAAAACCAACAATCTATTCTTATGAATAATGATAATCATGAGAAAGTATCTACGATGGTAGAGCTCACAACATGTGAGATAAGGTATTTAATTCATGCTATGTGGGAAGTAGATCCAGTATCATCAATTAAACTAGCAGGTCGTGCTGGTGTTGATGACGTTAAACTCGAACAGCATTTAACTAAAGTATATCGTAGATCCATTAGAGAGGGTTAACTTAATTAAATTATCATGTATAAGGCGTTACCAAAATGTTTACACGTAAAGGATAGCCCTGTCGCTGGACAGGGCTTGTTTGCTTTGGAGGATATACCTGATGATGTTTATCTTGGTATATCTCATGTAGTTGTGGATGAAGAGATTATGAGAACACCTCTTGGTGGTTTCGTTAATCATAGTGATGATCCTAACTGCACTAAAGATCTTGAAGAAGAGGAGTGGGGTAGAATATATCATATGAGAACTATTAAACCAATTAAGAAGGGTGAAGAACTCTTTCTTAAGTATACATTCTATTCTGTAACATGAAATCTGAAGCATTATTAAAAATATACATGAGTGTGACCAGACCACCAAAACCTAAGTATCCACCTATTCGTAAGGTATACAACATAGCACTGTTTGGTTAAATGAGAGATTATATATTATTTGGTGATTGTCGTGACTCTCTCAAGATAATTGCTAATGAAGAAGAAAAGGCAAGGATGTGTGTTACATCACCACCGTACTATGGTCTAAGAGACTATGGTGGTGAAGAGAATCAAATAGGTCAGGAACAATCACCTGAAGAGTTTGTTGCACAATTAGTGGATGTATTCTCTTTAGTACGTGATTGTCTTACTGATGATGGTACACTGTGGTTAAACATTGGTGATTCATATTATAATTACAGGAAGGATGGATGTATACCTAAGCA